AATGTGATGGTTGTATCTGCTTTAGCAAACAGAGTTAAAAGCTCTGCTACTTGGCAACAAATCATACAAGTAGGAAAATTTTATAAAGATTTAGATCTAAACAAAAGACAGGCCAAGACTAAAAAAGTCATCAAATCAATCAAAAAAATTATCATTCGTCAAAGAATGAAAGAACTTAAAAAACGCAAGTAATGTATTTAGTAAGAGCATTGTTTTTGGTAGAGGATGATTTTGCTAATTCAGAGTTTCTTGGATTAACAGAGCATTTAAAAGAAAAGGTTGATAAAAAACAAGTTACTTTTGAGTTAATGAATCCTGGCAAGTCAAGTAGGATTGAATTACAAGATCTTGCCGAAGAAAACAAACGCCTAGCACAACAAGTTGAAGGTTGGCAAGAGCTTTGCGAATTTCTTAAAAAGTAATTGATTTACTAAAGACAAGCTTCTCATTATTTAATATGATGAGGTATGAGTTTAAAAATAGTAGATATTAATAAGAAAAAAGGTAAGCCTAGTATTAGTGAGATAATTGATTCCTGCGATAGTATGCTTAATAATTTTGAACTTAGGGGAGAAAGTAGGCTTAACACAAGTCTAACTCTCATGTCTTATGCTTTCTCCGTTATATTAGACTCTACAGACAACGAAGATTTAAGTTTGGGATATGTGCATGAGATCTTATCTAATTACGTAGATCAATCTGGACTCGTTACTTTTGTTCCTGAGTTTGATGTTAAATTAGATCCAGAAACTCCAAAGAATTAATATTGTCTTATTTTTGTCATAAATACATGACGTCCGAAACCCCTGCGGTTACAAGCTTTGTCAATTATTTTATTTTTTTCATTTTTGTCATGGAGATTAAGGGAAACTTACTAATAATATGAAATAATTCTTGACGGGACGGGAACAAAGTTTTAGAATCTAGGAAAATACTATAAGATTTAGTAGGGATGTCTAGTATTATAATTCCTCATCAGGATCTGGTCCTGCAAGCTGGTCTGCTGTTTTACATAAATACTTATAGCTAATACAATCTAGGTATGAAAAACCAAACCCAAGAACAAGATCTAGAATACAAGCCTATCATTGAGGCTACAGACGAACCCCCTATAGAATATTGCAACTTAGATAAACGCCTTAATCGTAGGCAACACTTGTTTATCTGGCACTCCGTTAATAACCCACGAATGTCTTTTGTGGACGCTGCAACTAAATCTGGCTATAAAGATCCTCGCCAAGCAGCAAACAAACTTATGATGAATCCTTTGGTCCGAAGTGAATACAACTATTTGATGAATGAGGTGAAGAAGAAGTATGAGTTAAATTATGATAGGGCAGTTCAAGATCTATATGATATTAGAGATAAAGCCTTAGAGCATGGATCTTTTAACGCTGCAATAACTGCTCAAAACTCTTTGTTGAAAATAGGTGGATTAATTGTTGATCGTAAAGAAGTTAAATATGGCCTTGTAGATCAAATGAGCCGAGAAGAAGTGGAGAAAAGACTACAACAACTTCTCGGTCAAACTATTGAAGGACAATTAGCAGAGGATGACTCAACTCTTGTTCCCGTCCTCGGCACAAAGGATGAGGATAAAAAGAATAACGCAGATAGTAAATAACACTTGCTCTCTCCAAAAAGGTGATTGAGTGGCTTATAAAGGGGGAGAAAGATAACTTCCAAATAACATAAGGAGTGAAAGCTATCCTTTAAACCACTCAATCTTGATTGATTATAATTGTTTACTTGATGTGGTTCAAGTTAAAGACTCTTCAGGATCATATCTTGATCCATTAACAACATTAAACTTAGCCAAGAAACTCTCAACTTCATCTAATATATCGTTAAATATATCTTGTCCCTCGTCAGTATAAGAATATCCAATATCGTCATTACCCAGAAGATAATCTTCGTATGATCTATTCAACCTATCTTGCATAATTTGATCTGCAAACAGACAAGTATGCTCAATATAAATTGGTGCTGGTACGCATATCAATTTGCTGTATTCATTCAATTGTTGCTCGGCTTCTTGCCTTGTATCAAAAGTTTCTCCAAGAGGGGATATTTCCCACTCACCAACGCCATTTTCACATTTAACTATTTCCATCTTCGGTCTCCTTAAATGCTTGATCGCGTTCTTGCTCGGTCTTAAACCATTCAACATCTTGAATATCTGCAAAATCATCTGAGTAATAATAAATACCATAAGGCATGCCCTCGTTATCTTTCCATACGGATTTAGGATAGCCATTTTTTCTGTAATAGATATCTAACTCCTCGTCTTGCCAATTTGCTTTTAACATATTAATCATCTTCGGTCTCCTTTTTTAATAATTCATAAAGTTCTTTATTACTCCAACCCTCATACCAATACTTCATAAACTCAATTAAGCAAAGTCTGAGTTCTGGTCCGTCCATTGCATAAACTTTCTTGTAGATATAAGTATTTAGATCTTTTTGAATGTTGGGGGCTTTAGTTGGTTTATTACTTGGAACAATCATGCAGTCCTCCATACTCTATAAATGTTTAAATGGTTTCCTGTTTTTCTTGTTGTAAATTTTTTATCTCTGCAACTAAAGTTATTTTTAGTATTAAAATTAATACTGTTTCTTGCGTGTGTAATTTCCCTAAAAGAACAGACCTCAAAACTATCTCCAACTTCCATACTATTAATGGCGTCATCATATTTTGTAACTTCTGTATTTCTAGGACGGCCTTGCGTATTTTTTGTTATAGGCACATTTTTTTCTATCTTAATCATAATGAATTATCTCCTCCTGTCGTCATCATCTGAAAATGTTATAAGAGTCCCAAAGACTATTAACGCTGTTATTATGGTTAACCAACTCATGCTTGTTCTCCCATAAGGTCTGAAAAGTTTATTTGTATAACGGAAGTTTCTTCACTTGCATGATCGTCATACTCATCTTCATACTCGGAGATCCAAGTCATTTCATATTCTTCCTCCAGAACGGATAAAACTTTATCTGCATTGTTAGAGTTATAACGGAAAGCATCAACAACAAGTCCTCTAGAGTCGGTTGCATAATGAATGTAATTTCCCTCGTAAAGAAAATAATGCTTATCTTCTTCGTCATCATCAATAACCTGAAAGCCTATTTCTTCTAAATCTAGGTTTTCTTTGATGTGTCTGAGTTTAATTGGTTTGGTTGGTCTGTAATATGTTGACATAATTTATCTCCTTAAATTACGGGAATGGTTAAAAGTTCGGGAAAAGAAGTGGCTAATGCCCCAGCATCATTACCCTCGTCATCTGACATAGGCATAATCCAAGAGCCGTCATCAAAAATAATAACTAATCCTTTGTTATACCAATGCCAATGTTCTTTTTCTTTGTTGTCGATATAACGGACTTCAACAACTTTCTTACCCACTAAATGCTTAGCTGAAATGTCTGTCCAATACTTTTCAATTTCTTCTGGTGTTTTAAATTTACCCATTAGTTATCCCCCTCTATTGATGATTTAAGTTTTAGAATTAACTCTGCCGTATCAACCCTTGATAAATCTCCAAGAGTTGATGCTAATAATATTATGGCTATTTGTTTTCTTTGATACTCATGTAGCCTTAAACAAGTATCAATAATGTCGTGTAAGATTTTATCCATTTGCCCTCCCTTTAAGTTCGTGGATTAAATTAAAAATTTCATTCCAATCGTTACCTTGTGCTATCCAAGAATGCAAAATATCACCCTCATGATGTCTAACTACAATTCTTCCAAAGTTTTTAGATATAGTTACTTCAGCACTACCCAACTCCGTAGGATTGTTCTGATATTTAATTTGATCTATTAACTCATCATCTGTATAAACATCTGCACAAGACAAGCAAAGGGAAAACTCCCCTTGCTCTTGTATTGCTCTCTCGTCCTCACGCTTTCCACATAATTGACAATTCATTAAGCCACCTCTCTAGGTAATAATTCACATTGTCTTTTAAATCCTGTAGCAAGAGTGAAACAACATAAATCTCCATCATCTTCTTGCTCAAAATGTTTGCAAGTTGATTGATCTTCCCAAGACTGACATTCATGCAAGTTCTCGCTTCTGTCCGTTATGATTAAATCCCATTTACTTAAATCTTGTGGATTTTTTAAATTAAGAAATTTCATTAAGCCACCTCCGAATTAATGAGATCATCTAACCTTTTAAAGTTAGAATGATAATAAAAATGGTTTCCATATTTACCTTGAAATGCATCACTTGGTTTCTCAACGCTTTGAGAGAAAGATACATTCCAAGCCTTGCCGTCCCAAAAATAAACATACTCTATAAATAAGGGATCAAGGTCTCTAAACGCCCCCTCTAAATCTCTATAAACTATTGGTTCATCTTTGTTTACTCTTGTTGCTTTGATTTCTTCAATCGTGTCGCAACAAGATGACATATATCCAACTTTAACAAGGTCGTAAGCTTTAAGTGGATCGTTGTAATGAGTAAGTAAGGTTTTACCTACTCCGTCAATATAGCCGTCCATATGACAATAGCTAGAGATGATATTTCTATCATCTCCAACCTCGCACATTATATGAGATCGTGTACTCATAATTACACCCCCTCATTCATAATGTTTTTAACTTCGTTTGCTCTTGCAAACTTCTTAGCCATTTCAGAAGTTCTGAAATAACGAATAGCATTACTTTCTGAAGTTACATACCTTGCCCCGTTAGATCTTTTAATCATAACGAATGGTCGTTTACTTGCTCTTGGTTTATAACCCACTAACTCATATTCTGAGTTGCTTTGTGGATCTAATCCCAAAGATGTTAATTGATACTCTAACGCTTTTTCTTCATCAGTTTTTGCATTAGGTAATAAGATGTTGAGTTTAGTTGTGAATGAGTCTGCACAATATGAACCCCCTTTCATCTCAATTCTAAGACCTAGCTTGTCTCCAAGTTCTGTAAGAACCTTGTTGATTTCTTGGTCTACTTGCTTACACACTTTAGGTGTAAATTTCTCTATATTATTCATAAGTTATCCTCCTTAGATTTATATGAATTGGTTACTATAAGTAGTATTATACACATATTAGGACTAATTACTAATAGTATCTATAAAAAATAATAGAAAACATACATTTCTAGGGAATAGGGAAATTAATCGTATTTGTCCTCTCTCTCGCTCTCTCTCGTAAATAATTTTGAGTGTACGCAACCTATCCCATCAGTTGACGGGGACGGATCGGGACGGGCTTTATAAAAAGGACGGAGACGGACTAGAAAAGAATAACACACCTATACACACCACCACAATATTAGAGATCCTGGGACCAGAGCGGACCGAAGCTGGTAGATCTGCAGCTAAGAAAGTGGGGGTTGACAGAGAGTATCCAACTGTTATAATGAACTTAATTAAATGTGCATGACTTGTCTCGGAAGATCAGACTCACAAACAAGGGGCAAAGCCCAAAGCCTGTAGAGGCAAAGAAATATTTCTACTTGTACTTGTCACCACCATACTTAAAGCCCCTCTTTTACGAGGGGTTTTTTTTGTCTGTTGGTCGGGACGGACGGGAACGGGAATTACATTAGTAAATTTTTGTCGCCAAGAAATAGAACACACACCTATACACCTATCCCGTCTTCCTGATGAGATGCTCCAGGGCGTCAGATCTACTTAAAACCAAGCTTTGTCATAACATTTGACAGTAAGCTACTAATAGTATCTAATAGATCTTAGTTGTTAATTTTAAATAAGGAGAAAAAAAATGACTAGAGATGAACTAAAAGAAAGAGCCTTGCCGTTTAAGTGTGAAATCTTAGACAAAGAACCCCAAGTAGTAAAAAATCCCTATAGTGGGGACGAGGTGCTATTACAACCTGATGCTTTGGCAGTTTACGACACTATAAAAGGGTGTGAACTTTACGGCATGTGGGATGAGGTCAGACGAGGGCTTGATTGGTTTAGAGAACATGAACCAAAAGCGTACATGATTTTGTTAGACTAACGGGATCGGGGAACGGGGATGGTAAAACATCCCCTTTTTTTTGCAAGGCAAATTAAGAGACACACACTAACACACTAAATAAACCCTGGATCTTCTTGGGCCTGGAGTAGAAAAGATCTTAAAAAAAACAGTTGACAAAGAGTAGTTAATGAATTAAATTGGTTGTTGTGAGGGGAGACTAGAGAGGCAAATGATGGAACAGAACCATCAGGGCATATGAAACCACCCGAGCCAGAGTCGGCTCAATCTGTTTAAAAAAAACGAGGCCTGGACTGCTGACTTTCTCTCACACTTTAATTACAAGTAAGGAGGTAATATGTTAGCAACGCTCTGCGTTATTTTATTCGTCTTGCTTTGGTTTGTTGATTAGTCGGATCGGGGTCGGTCCTGACGGGACGGATCATGAGATGGTTTTCAAGGCAGAAGACAGACACACACTATAAGCCACAACACCTGGATCTTTCGTTCCAGGATCTCCAGACCACATCCTCGCTCCTTTGTTTAGGGGGTGTGGTCATCTTAAAAACATTAGTTGACAGGTAGTATCCATTCGTGTTTATAATAGGTATCTTTAATCAATTCAAATAAGGAGGAATTATGATAAAAGAAATCAAAGAACTAACAGCACAAGCTGTTGAAAGAAAGTATGACGATATGAAAGAACAAGTTGTTCAAAGTGTTGTCAATTCAATAAGGTCTAGCTTGGGAGATAGGTACGCTTGTGGGGACAATACTAGAGAAAGCAAAAAAATAGCAAAGGAGATCATAACTAGAATAGAGAAAGACTTTGCCGAAATCTATAAGCGTCCTGTAAAAAAGAAGCAACCGAAAACGGAGGGGAACTTGTAGGGGAAGAGGGAGTACAAAGCTCCCCACTCCAAAGCCTACTTCCACAACCAACAAAATGGTGGGACATGGATGAGGTTCGGGATCGTCTGATTGAGATGAAGCCAAATGAAAGAGCATTAGTCAGACAGAGGAACATCACTAAGGTTCGGGGTGTGATCAGTCGGATGAACCCACGCAACGAGTGTCAAGGTGGGAGAGTTGATCCACATTGGAAGACCAGATATTTCAAGACGGCCTATTACGGGATGGTTGAAAACAGTTGGACACATGATAACGGGCGTAGACGAGAAGAAGTTTACATCATCGAATGTTATGAAGGTCAAGATTACAGAACAAGAGATGCAAGCACTCTTGCCTATCGCAAGAGGTGGGATTTTGTATGATTAAATTAGTTAAATTAATTTACTCAAAGTAGTCAAAATTGTGTTAGAATAAATTATTCATTAGCAATAACAAAGGAGGCAAAAATGAATATAACCTTTAAACTATCTGAGGGTGAATTAGTACTAGCACTAGGAACTGAGACTGAGGTTAAAAACCTTATCATCAACGATCTAGTCTTAGTGGAGAATGGCGAGGTATCGCAACAAGCACAAGACTTGGTAAACAGTCTTAGCTTGGAAGCACAAGGCGAGTTGAGACAACTCAACTAACCAAAACTTTAACTGAGGAAAGGGCAAGCAATTGCCCTTTTTTTTTGGGACTCTATTCCAGATGCAAAACGGACGGCAGATCGGGCTGCTAAAAATCGGCAAGGCAAATAAGGCTAAGCCTATTTATATATACACCTAAACACTCTGTCTGTCTCATATAAAATTCATTTCTACAACAAACCTATCTTTTTTGGTTTTGTTAATGTTACAATCAAATCAATATTGAAATTAGGGTTGCGGGTTCATTTGAAAGCGTTCATATCGACTCTCTCCTCTCCACTTGTGGATTCGCACCCTTCCTTGTAGGATATGAAAATGGACGAACTAGAAACATTAGAACAAGAAGTTGGCATGATGCCAGAACAAGGCATGCAATCTGCCCCAATCGCACCTATTGATGCGGGTATGGGACAAGATCAAACATCCTTTTCTGAGTCTGAAAAGCAAGAAGCTATTCAAGCTTTACAACAAATTCAACAAATGGTTCAGCAAATGTTGGCTAATGGAGCCAGCGAAGAAGAAATAAATAAATTTTTAGAGGAATTGGGATTAACTATCGAGGATCTAGAATTTCTAGAAGAAACTCTTATGAGTGAAGAAGTTACAAGCCAATTAATGTAATTATGGGATTCTTTAGTAAATTAAGAAA